GATAGGTAATATTTATATAATAACAAATACAACTACAAATAAACAATATATTGGTCAAACGGTCTCTCACCGAAAAAATCATAATAAGTATAGACCATTTGGATATGAAGGTCGTTTTAAAGATCATATAAGTGAAGCAATATGCAACACAAAAAAGAAACAGTGTAATTATTTAAATAATTCTATAAGACAATATGGTAAAGAAGTCTTCAAAGTTGAGTTAATAACAACGTGTAATAAAGAAGAGCTTGATACATTAGAAGAATTATATATTAAACAATACAACACACTGTATCCAAATGGTTATAATTTAACAAAAGGTGGCAAAGTATTCAGAAGTATTAATCCTGATATTGAACCAACAAATCCAACTAATATTCCTAAAAAGCGTGGAGGATGTACAAATAGAAGTTCAGAAACAAGAGCTAAGATGACAAAAAATCTTAAAATAATATGTGGAACTCCAGACGCAAAAAAAGAACAAATGCTAAGAAGTCAAAAACAACATAGCATTTATAAAATAAATAAGTTCAAAGGAATAGAAATTGATTTAAATAATATAAACCAATATATTAAAGTTCTAAATAAAAAAGACGGCTCTAAATATATTAGAGTCGTAATTGGTGAGAAAAAAACAACATTTGTAGGAAAATATGAAACACTTGAAATACTAAGAGATAAAGCTATAGAATTTATAAAATCTGTTAATACTGCGACGCTTCCAAATTGTTCGGGAAACCCCTAAAATCTTCAAATACCAAAGGTACTTACGAAAGTAGTATTCTGGCTCTAGAGAAATACTAGAGGTATGGTAAAAAGTTTGAAGAATGAGCCAAAAAAGGCGAAATGGGCAATCCGCAGCCAAGCTCCTAAAACCCGTTATGATAGGGTATGGAGAAGGTTCAGAGACTAAATGGTAGCGGGTCATAAATGAAGGTTTTAAATCAAACCAGATATGGCTCAAGATATAGTCCATCCTCCTTGGAAACTTGGAGGGAGTTCATGGAGATGAACGCACATTTACCGCAATCATATGAGGCAATGGTAGAGTTAGAAGAAATAGCAGCCGTGCCTCATCATATAATCACACCACGTCACGCTAAACCGATGATTGGTGTATATCAAGATACATTAGTAGGATCTTATCGTTTGACTCAGCCAGGTGTTCAATTTACTCGGCGTGAGTTTATGAACTTGATGATGTGGAATAAACGATTTGATGGTGCAATGCCTATACCACGGGCAGGTGAAGGAGTCATTCAACGCTGGACAGGACAACAAGTTCTGGGTGCACTCATTCCAAAAATTAATATTGAAATGGGTAATAAATCATTTGATGGTGATAAGGATTCTAAAACTTCTGATAATTATGTAAAAATTGTAGAAGGTGATATTGAACAAGGTGTAGTAGATGGTGATATTTATATGAAGCCATCAAAAGGTATCATTCACGTGGCATACAACGATTGTGGCCCAAAAGACACAGTTGATTTACTGGATGCTCTCCAAAATACAGTTGAGAACTTCCTAGTACTTAATGGTTTTAGTGTAGGTATCAGCGATTTAATTGCAGATGATGATACTAAAAAGACAATTGATATTAAAATTCAAGAGCGTAAGAAGCAAGTTGAACAGGTCATTTTACAGGTACATTTAGACTTGTTTGATAACAATACTGGTAAAACAAATCAGCAAGAGTTTGAAGATCAAGTCTTTGGTATTCTTAATCAGGCCACTTCAGATGCTGGTTCTCTAGGTCAGCAATCCCTTTCTAATGAAAATAGATTGTTAGCAATGGTTCGTTCTGGTTCTAAAGGAGAGCCATTAAACGTGGCACAAATGATGGCGTGTCTAGGCCAAACAGCGATTGAAGGTAAACGTGTTCCCTATGGTTTTACAGATCGCACTCTTCCTCATTATAAAAAGTATGATGACTCTGCAGGAGCACGTGGATTTATTGAGAGTTCATTTATTCGCGGACTCACTCCACAGGAATTCTTCTTTCATGCAATGTCAGGACGAGAAGGTTTAATAGATACTGCCGTGAAATCCGTCACAGCCGATACTGAAATTATGATTATGGAAGATGGTCAAACAAAATGGACGCAAATCGGTCCTTGGATTGATGGACATATTGATGGAAGTTCGGAAGTAGAGCATTATGACGAAGCGAATATGGAACTAGTGAAACTTAAAACAAAAGTATATATTCCTACTTGCGATGAGAATGGTGTCACATCGTGGGGTGAAATGACTGCAGTTACTCGTCACGACCCTGGTGATAAATTATATGAAATTAAAACACAATCTGGTAGAGAAGTGACAGTTACTGCGGGGAAATCGCTTCTAATTTGGAATGGGACGGCTCTAAAAGAAGTGTATACAAAGGATGTTAAAATCGGTGATAAAGTTCCTATTACAATGAACTTACCAGAGCCTCCAACCATTCAAACACATGTCAACATGGCGGATTATTTTCCAAAATCAGAATATGTTCATGGAACTGATTTTCATATTGCAAAAATAGAAATGAATAAAGCAATGGAAGATAGAATTAAAATTCCAAGAGGATGGTGGGAAGAAAACAATGGAACTACTTTTACATTACCTTATCCATCAAAGGCTGGATTCCAAAGAGTTAATAGTGGTCGATCTAAAGTGGATCATATTGTACCAGGATATATTTATGCATATCACGCGTATCGCAATGAAGTTAAAATACCAGAGAAGTTTGAGCTAAATGAGAAAAATGGTATATTCATTGGACTCTTCTTGGCTGATGGAAATGTAGATATTCCTTCAGGATATGTTCAAATTACAAAGAATAATGAAACAATTCGTAACTTTGCAAAAGAGTGGTTTGATGGAATGGGAATGAAACATAGAGAAAGGGTAGAAGAAAGAAATCTTAAAACAGTAAATGGAAAGGAATCGACTGGGATGTCATCTGATGTTCGTGGATTTTCACGACTATTTGCACAATTCTTGACAGCATTTGTAGGACATGGCTCTAAAGATAAGTATGTTCCTGATGTTGCATTTAGTGGCCCGAAAGAATTTGCAAAGGGATTATTAAATGGGTACTTCTCTGGTGATGGAAGTATATTTACTAATAATGTGAGAGCATATTCTACCTCAAAAAGGTTGATAGAAGGAATTTCACTTATATGTAGTCGTTTACATATATTTACATATACAAATATAACGCAAATGAAAACGAATAATATTGGTACTAAAAATATATTACCAATGTATACTTTAAATGTTCGTTCAAAATGGGCAAAATTATTTAAAGAACAAATAAATCTTGTTCATCCTGAAAAACAAGAAAAATTAAATGTTATTACAAACAGTGAAGAACATGTGAATTATTCATCGCATAATGATGTAGTTCTCGACAAAATTACTGAGATTAATGAAATAGGCATCGAGAAGCATCCAAAAATGTACGATGTATCTGTGCCATCAACTCTGAACTTTATGATAGGAAATGGGCTGAATTCGTATGACACCGCCGATACAGGATATATCCAACGACAACTTATCAAATCCATGGAAGATTTAGTGGTGCAACATGACGGAACCGTTCGCGATGCAAATAATAATATTGTGCAGTTTCACTATGGTGAAGATGGAATTAATCCTACAAAGATTGAAACACAATCCCTACCAATTGGAAAATTATCAGAAGAAGAGATTCGCACTCAATATGGTATGGTTGGAACAGATTGGAGCACTGTTCTTAATGATGGTGTAATTCGTGATAATGACGCGGAAGCGATTACAGAATATATTAATGAACTTCTATTTGATAGACGAATGATGGTAGAAGGTGTATTCCAGAGCAAAGCACTTGATTCTGGTAGTGTATTTGCTCCAGTTAATCTTGCACGTTGGGTTCTTAATATTAAAACAAGATTTGCACTAAAAGCAACTGATAAAACGGACCTTACTCCTGCATATGTTCTTGAAGGAATTAAGAAGATTGTTGGAAGAACACATCAATATCATAAGATTTGGGCGGCACTTTTGCGATTCCATTTGGCTCCTCATAAACTCATTGTAAAAGAGAGATTTACAAAGAGTGCGTTCGAGGTTTTAATGGAAATCATTGTTGTAACACACATGAAGTCGTGGGTGCAACCAGGCGAACAGGTTGGAATTGTTGCGGCACAGTCGATTGGCGAACCCGCTACTCAAATGTCGGTACTATCAAGTACTAGGATTTGCATTTCTGATGGAAAAAATCTTACTTACTATGGTGCGATAAAAGATTTTGTAGACCCGCTTTTGGACGATAACATCACAAAAGTAATAGAAATTGGGGAAGATAGTTGTATACTTCCTCTAAAAGACGACTACTACATTGTTGGTGTAAGTGATGATGAGAAGACATCCTGGAGACGAATCAGTGAAATTAGTCGTCATCCAGCGAATGGAGGCGTAGTTGAAGTTGTGACTCGCACAGGACGCAGAACAACTGCAACTCTAAGTCATTCGTTCTTGAAACGTTCTAAAAAGGGTATTGTTCCAGTATTAGGTTCTGATTTGAAAAAGGGAATGCGAATTCCAATTGCCAGATATGTTCCAGAAGTACCTAATCCACTTAGGGAAAGAAAGCAAGGTGATACAACTTTTATAATGGATAAGGAATTTGGATGGGTATGTGGTATATATTTGGCAGATGGATCATTTAGTGGAAATACAGTTAAAATATCTAAAATACATCCAATTGTAGAAGAAAAACTTACATCCTTTTCCAAAAAATATAATATGAAATTCACCACTAGAAATTATAGAGGAGAATATGGTCCATCAAAAGATAACAATCTCTCTTCCAAAGACTTAAAAGATTTCCTAATGGCTACATTCAAAACAGGGTCATATGAAAAAGAGATTGGTCCCATCGTATTCCATTCCAACAAGGAGTTTATTGCTGGACTCATTAGTGGATACTTTGATGGTGATGGAAATGTGAGCGTAGAGAGACAACTCATTCGTGTCAGTTCGCGTTCTGATAAACTCATTGAGCAAATCACAGCACTCTTAGGATATGTTGGACTATTTGGTGTAATGTCTCAAGAAACAAGTGTGCGAATGAAGGATAAAATCCAATACACAATGACGATTCCTAGGAAGTTTGCACAACACTATAGAGATGTTGTCGGATTTAACTTACAAGAAAAAGTAGAAGCATTAGATAAGCTAATTGAGTATAATGATCGCGATGGAATTCATTCGGCTCAAGAGATGATTGATAAGATTCCAGAATTAGGAGAAATCATCGCAGAAACAGGTAAGCTCCTAAAAATGCCAGGTCAGAGTCGCACCTATGGTAGATGGCTCAAAAAGGAATCTATTGGTCGCAGAACATTAGAAAATTACATATCAGACTTTAAAGATATGATGGAGATTTTACCAGAAATTGATGAGAAAGTTGGAGAGAATATGAAATTATTGGAATCAGCTCTACAGGCTGATGTATTCTGGGATGAAATTGTAGAATTAATCTATCACGAAGATCCAAAAGAATATGTGTATGATTTCACAGTTCCAGGAAATGACAGTTTTATGGTAGATTGTAATGTGTTAGTGCATAATACTCTAAATACATTTCACCAAGCTGGTGTAGCATCCAAATCCGCGGTAACGCGAGGTGTGCCACGCTTAAGAGAGTTGCTCAAAGTAACTCAAAATCCTAAAGCAACATCATTAACAATTGTTCTAAAGCCTGAATATCGTAGTAATAAAGATAAGGCACGTGAGGTAGTGCAGGATTTAGAATTGGCAGTACTTCGTAGTATTACAAATAAGGTGTCAATATATTGGGATGAGAAAGATGATACAACGGTAGTAGATGATGACAAAGATTTAATGAAGTTCTATAAACTCTTTGAAGAGGGTCTAATGGCGGATGAAGGTCTTGAAGATACGTGGAG